CATCGAGCGCGCCGCGACGACCTATCAAAAGAACGCCGCCGGGGCGATCGATGACTCATACCTCGATGTCGAGACGCCTTATGGGCTGATGTTCGTCGCGCGTGACCTGTCCAATTACCTGCTGACGCGATACGCGCGCAAAAAGCTGGTGAGCGATACGACGATGATCACGGCCGGCTCGAATTGCGTCAACGCGCCGATGATCCGGGCCTCCGTCATCAGTGAATATCGCGCGCTTGAATCGGCCGGCTATGTCCAGAACTCGCGGACCTTCGCGGCGAACGTGATCGTCGAGAACGCCGGCAATGGTCTCGTCAAGGTGCTGGCGCCGGTCGATCTGGTCAATCAGCTTCGGCAGATCGCCATCCTTCTGCAATTCCGCAAGTCGTAAGGGGTTCGGCAATGGCTGCATGCGAAAGACTGGCCGGCATAACCGGCCTAACGATCGACGGCAACGCCTATATGGTGGTGTCCGATGTCACATGGTCGCCGGCGCGGTGGAAACGCGAGACGCTGGTCGGCCTCGATAGCGTCCACGGCTTCTCGGAAGTGCCGATACAAGGTTTCGTCGAGGCGACGCTTCGCGATAGCGGGACGATCAACGTCGGCGATTTCAACGAAATGCGGTGCGTCGAGGTGCTGGTCAGCCTGGCGAACGGCAAGGTCGTCGGCGGCTCGAATATGTGGAACACGTCCGCGCTCGAAGTGCGCTCGGCCGAGGGCACCTTTACCGTGCGGTTTGATGGAATTGATGTGAGTGAGAGTTGATGGACGCGATCACCGGCGAATTCGACACGACCGACGACGACGAACCGCTTCCGCGCACGCTCGATATCGACATTGACATAACCTTTCAGAAAAAGCGTTTCACATCGCTGCATCTGGAAGAACCGACCGCGAAGCAGTTGGAAAAAGCCGAGATCGAGCTAAACACGCGCGACCCTACGGCGTACACGATGCGGCGCTATCAGATCGCGCTGGTCGCCGCCGTGGCACAGGTGCCGCGCGAAGTCGTGCTCGAACTGCGCCACTCGCAACTGACGGAAGCCTTCGATTTTTTAGCCGTACTGCTCGCGCCTTCCCGCAAGGATGGCGAGACCTGATCGCCGATCTCACGCGGTTCTGGTCCTGGGGTCCGCATGACGCCTGGGGCCTGACCGGCACGCAACTGATCTGGTGGGCCGAGCAGTCGCAGCGCATCGCCGAGCGCGAGCGGGCGGCTAGGGAAAGCTAATGGCCGGCTATTCGGTCACCTATACCGTCGTCGATAACGCGACGAAGCAGATCGACGCGATCAACCGGCGCGTCGCGCAAATGCGCGCGCCGATGGAACGCATGTCGCGCTCGGTCTCGCGCTTCGTCGATGTCTCGGGCCTGCGGAAAGTCGCGACCGGCTTCGAGTGGATCGCCAAGTCGGTCGGCACGGTATTCCGCTCGCTGAGTGCCGTCGTGCCGCTGATGGGCGCGATCACCGGCGCGGCGTCGATCGCCGGTATGGTCAAGCTGGTCGCGTCGTATGCCGATTGGGCGCATACGTTGGTCCAGACCGCCGACAATATCGGCATCACGACGCAACAGCTTCAGCAATTCCAAGACGCGACGCGGCTCGCCGGCGGCAACGCCTCGGACATGACCGAGTCGCTCAAATCGCTGCACGACAAGATGGCCGATATGAATATCGGCCGGGGCGGCGCCACCGAGACCGCGCAGATGTTGCAACGTCTCGGCGTCAATGCGTACGACGCGAACCATCACCTTCGCTCGATGGGCGATCTGATGCCGGAAGTGATCGCCAAGATCGCCGCGCTGAAAGACCCGGCCGATCGTGCGGTGATCGCGACCGGCCTGCTCGGCGCCGAGGGCGACAAGCTGGTCGAGACCTTCCGGCAGTCGCATCAGAGCTTCGCGCAGTGGTTCACTGACGCCGGCCGATACAAGGAACTGACCGACGACCAGAAGCGCAGCCTTCAGCAATTCACCGAAGCGCAAGGCCGCGTCGGCGTGGCGTTCGACCATCTCGGGCAACAGATATCCGTCATGGTGGCGCAGCATTTCGGGCCGCTGCTGGAAAAGTTCGCGATCTTTGTCGAGAAACATACGCCCGACATTCTGCGGGTTCTGGATCAGATATCGACGCGGTTCGCCCGCTGGCTCGACGGTATCAAGTGGGAAGATATCGAGGCGGGACTAAAGACGCTGAAGGACAACCTCGACACGATCAAACTCGTCGTCGAGGGGATCGCGCTGGTATTTGCTACATCGTGGGCGGTCGGGATCGTCGCCAATATCGCGACGGTGATCGCCGCGCTGGCGCCGCTCGCCGCCGCGCTCGCGCCGATCACGGCGGCGCTGGCGCTACTTGCCGCCGGCGGCGTGGCTGGCGCGATGGAAGCGCCGATGGTCGATGAATATGGCCGCGTGATCGGTAATTGGGGAGGTAGGGAACCCAAATCGGGAACGCCGCCGCCGCCGGTACAAAAACAATCGAGCGGCGGCGGCTATCTGCCAGGGGGCGCGACGCATGCCTCTTTCAGTCAGCCCGGCGTCACGGCGCTCGGTGCGCCTGGTGGCGGCGGGCCGCTCGCGCCGGTGCGCGATCAGGGCGGCTCGATCGGCGAGCGCAACCGCAACCCGCTGAACCTGACCGCGCTGCCTGGGCAGGCGTCCGAGGGCCGCTTCCGCACCTTCGCGTCGTGGGACGAGGGCGTCGCCGCCGCCGTCAAGCAGTTGCAGATCAATACCGAGCAACATAACAAGCAGACACTACGCCAACAGATCGAGCGATGGGCGCCGCCGAACGAGAACAATACCGCCGGCTATGTCGATCGCGTCGCGAAGGAAGCCGGCATTGATCCCGACAAGCCGCTGAACACGCGCGATCCCGAGACGCTTCGCCGCGTCGTAACCGCGATGTCGCATGTCGAGCTTGGTCGGGCGGTGCCGGCGACCGCGATCGATAGGGGCGTCGCGATGGCGACCGGAACCGCGCCGCCGGTCGCGGTCGCGCAAGGCAAGCCGCCGAACGGCGCGGTCGATGTCTCGATCACCCACAAGAACCCGCCGCCGAATTCCGCCGTCACCGCGACCGGCTCGGGCAGTGTCAACGTCGCGCCGGTGCGCGTCGAACATCAGGACATGGCCAGCATATGAGCGGCGTTTTCGGCCAGATCAGCGGCGGGATCAGTGGGGTTAACCGGCTCGTCCAGTCGTCCGGCGCGCTGGTCAACGACGTGGCCAAGATCGGCCAAAGCCTCGGCGGCTCGCAAATGCCCGACGTGTCGGGCCTGTCATGGGCGGGCGGCTCGTGGTCGCAACAGCTTCAGCCCGGCTCGTGGCGCGGCGTCGGCTTCGTGCTCGATGCCGGCGATACCGTCGCCGGCCGCCGCGTCGCGATCCACGAGTATCCCTACCGCGACGACGCATGGGCCGAGGATTTGGGCAAGCTGCCGCGCCGGTTCTCGATCCAGGCGTTTCTGGTCGGCGACGATGTGTATTCGCAGCGCGACGCCATGCTGAAAGCCTGCGAGCAGGCGGGCGCCGGTACGCTGATCCATCCGACGCTCGGCTCGGTTCAATGCGTCATGCTCGAATTCCAGTGCTCCGACCGGCGCGAGCGCGGTCGCGTCGTCGAGCTACAGTTTTCCTTCATCATCGCCGGCGATGTGAAATATCCGGCGACCGCGACCGCGACCGGCCAGGGCGTCGCCGCCGCCGTCTCCAAGCTTCAATCGGCTTCCGCCGGCGACCTCGGCGGCACGCTGTCGAGCATCGGAAGCGTCGTCAAGGAAGCGACCGCCGGCGTGCAGAAGTTCACGTCTATTGCGACGAAAATCGTCGGCGATGCCGGCCGCATCTTCAATTCGGTGCGCGGCCTGGTTGGATTCAATGGCCGCTATGCGACCGGAAGCCGATCGGTGCTGCAATCGGCGAACGCGACGGTGCAAAGCGCGCTGCGGGCGACGACCTCGGCGCGGACCTTGGTCAATTCGTCGGCCTCGCTGGTCAACACCCTGGCGGGCTTCCTGTGAGCGCCGAGTCCGACGCCTTCGCCGCTGCCGGCGTGGATCTCTGCGCCGCCCTCGCGGCTGCGGCGAACGATCCCGCCGATGCGATCCGCTTGCTGCTTCCGCTGGCTGGCTGGATGCCGCCGCCAATTGGCGGGACCGGGCCGCTGGCCGCCAACGCGACCGCCGCGTCCGACGCGATCGCCTCAAACCTGCGATGTGCCGCCTGCGCCGCCCTGGCGGGGGCCTCGGCGGCTTATGCGCCGGTGAGCTATCAAGACGCCCAATCGGTGCGCCGCGCCGTGTGCGACGCGCTGGACGCAGAGGCGACCCGTTCCGGCGATGCCGGCCGCGATGCGACCTATCAGGCGCTCCGTGAGCTTCGCGCCGCCGTGGCGCTCGACCTGGCCGTGAGGGGCGCGAACCTGGCGTGGCTGGTCGAGATCGACACGCGCGCGCCGATGCCGTCGCTCGCCGAAGCGTGGCGGCTCTATCAGGACACGCCGCGCGAGCCGGGCCTTGTCGCCTCGGCTGATCCGCCGCATCCGCTGTTCATGCCGACCGAATATCCGGCGCTGAACACATGAGCGACGCGCACGGCGTCGTCACGCGCGGGCCGCCGCCAGGCTCGACCGACGTGCTGACCCTGACGGTCGGCAAAATCTCGGTTAGCGGTTGGCAACGGGTGAGCGTGACGCGACCGCTGGCGGCGATCCCGGCCTCGTTCTCGATCGAGGTGACCGAGAAATATCCGAACGCGGCGGAAATCGACCTGAAAGCCGGTGAACCCTGTACCGTCAAGATCGGCGCCGACCTCGTGCTGACCGGCTACGTCGATCGCTATCAGTCGTCGATCGCCGCCGGCAATCATACGATCCGCGTCGAGGGGCGCAGCAAGTCCGAGGATTTGGTCGATTGCTCGGCGCTGGTCGCCAATACCAGCGCGGGCAGTCCGAGCACGCCTGGCATGCAGGTCGTCAACGGCACCACGCTTGATATCGTCCGCAAGCTCGCGGCGCCCTATCATGTCGATGTCCAGAGTACCGCCGGCGACGGGATTCAGGTGCCGCAATTCAACATCAACCTCGGTGAGACGGTGTGGGAAATCGTCGATCGGATCACGCGCTATTCCGAAATGCTGGTCTATGACATGCCGGACGGCTCGATAATGCTTGCCAAGGTGGGCACCGAAGCGATGGCGTCGGGCTTTACCCTTGGCGAGAACGTCGAGGCGGCTGACGTTATGATGTCGATGGATCAGCGCTATTCGGAATATGAGGGGCATTTGATCTCGATGATGGCGCTCGGCACCGACGCCGGCGTGAACATGCCAGGTGTCGGCGAAATCGTGCGCGACGAGGAAGTGCCGCGCTTTCGCAAGCTGTACATAATCAGCGAGCAGTTCGTCATGGGCTTGCCGCTCGCCGGCAAGCGGGCGATCTGGGAAAAGAACCGCCGTTGGGGCCAGAGCTTCAATTTTACCGTTACCTGCGACGCCTGGCGCGACGCCAAGGGCAAGTTATGGGCGCCGAACATGCTCGCGCCGATCGTCGCGCCGGCGCTGAAGTTGCAGCACAAAGACTGGCTGATCGGCACCGTCACCTATACGCGCGACGAAGGCGGGCAGCATGCGCGGCTCGGCCTCTGGCCGCCGGAAGCCTTCTCGATCGAGCCGACGACGCCGAATATGTTCGTCACGCAAGACGACGTGAACAACGCTAATCCGACGAAGCCGAGCGCGGACAATTCGTTCAACCCGCCGGCGCAGACGGTCGCGACATGAGCGACATTGCTACGCTTCGCGCGATGATCGCTGCTCTGGGCCACAGAATTAACCGCGTAACTCATGACCTTAAAATGCTGCATATGCCGGTCAAAATCACCGCGACCGACGATACCGGCCCGGTGCATCGCGTGCAGGTTCGCGGCTTCCCGCTTGAGACGATCGACAATATGAAAGTCGAGCAAATCTACGGCCTCGCCTCGCATGCGATGGCGGGAACCGACGCGGTGGCTATCTTCGCCTCGGGCGACCGCTCGAATGGTGTCATCATCGCGACCGGCAATCAGAAGTACCGGCTGCGGAACCTGAAGCCTGGCGAAGTCGCGCTCTATGACAACGCGGGCAACATCGTGAAGCTCGCCGCCGGCGGCAATATCGAGATCACCGCTCCGACGAAGGTGCGGATCATCACGCCGCGCCTCGAAGTCACCGGCGATATTATCGATCATTGCGACGATCAGGATCACACCGACGCCGATATGCGGGCGATCTACAATTCGCATACGCATCGCGGCGTCCAGCCGGGAAGCGGCAACTCTGGCATTCCCAATCAGCCGCAAGTCGTCGAGGACGAACCGTGACCGGCTGGATCGACGCGCTTGGGCTTCCGGTGCCGATGTCGCAGGTCACGCCGCTGCCGCCGGCGCTGACGACCGGCGATGTGTGGATATTGTGGGACAACGGCAACGCCGAGGGCGACTGGTCGCTCGCGGACGGTGATCTTCAGACCGGACAGGACTTAGAGACCGCGTGCCTGGTGTCGCTGTTCACTGACAAGCTGGCGACGCCGGATTTCGTGCCGACTGACGGGAGTAGCGACCGGCGCGGCTGGTGGGCTGATCCGTACAACGACGCGGCGCTCGGTTCGAACCTCTGGCAGTTGGAGCGCGCGAAAAAGACCCGCGACACGCTCGGCCTGGCGCGGCGCTACGCCGAGGACGCGCTTGCGTGGCTGGTCGAGGATGGTGTCGCGAAAGACATATCGGTCAACACGTCCTGGCTCGGCGGCGTCGGCTCGACCTGGCTCGGGATCGGCATCGCGATCGTCAAGCCGGACGGCTCGCTGACGCGGTTTCAATTCGGCTGGGCTTGGGACGGCCTGGCGGTGCTCGGCTCGCCGATCGCGGTTCCGCCGCCGCCGCTCATGCGTCAACGCGCAATGGTGAGATAATGCCCTTCGCTCGGCCGACCCTGACCGCGCTGCGCAATCTGGCGATCCAAGATATCACGACAAGCGGGGTGCCGGGCCTCGACGGGCTACTTCGCAATTCGGTCCTGCGCGTGCTCGCCTGGGTCATGTCGGGCCTGGCCTATTCGGTGTACGGGTATCTCGACTGGATCGCGCGCGAGTCCGTCCCTTTCACCGCGACCGACGAATATTTGCACGCCTGGGCGGCGCTGATCGGCGTCTATCCGAAAGACGCGACCTCGGCCTCGGGTGCCGCGCAGTTCACCGGCACGCCTGGCCTCCTGCTGGCCTCCGGGGCCACGCTGACGCGCCAGGACGGCGCGCCCTATGTCACGACCGCCGATGGTACGGTTGCCGCTGGCGGGCTTCTCACGGTGCCTATCCTGGCGGTCAACGCCGGCACCTCGACGAACGCCGATGCCGGCGTCGCGATCGGCATCGATTTTCCGATAACCGGCATCAACTCGGGGGGCGTCACGGTCGGGCCGCTGACCGGCGGCTCGGATCAAGAGACCGAGGACGAGCTTCGGACGCGCATGCTGTTCAAATACGCCGACCCACCGCAAGGCGGCTCGGCGTCGGATTATGTCGAATGGGCGCTGGAAGTGCCGGGCGTCACGCGCGCCTGGATCGCGCCGCAGGGGCACGGGCCTGGCAGTGTCGTCGTCTATCCGATGTTCGATATCGTCAATGTCGCGCATGGCGGCTTCCCGCAGGGCACGGATGGCGGCGCGGCGCTCGAAACGCGCGTGCCGCCGGCGACCGGCGATCAGCTTATCGTCGCCGACTATATCTGGCCGCTGCGCCCGGTGACCGCGCTGGTCTATGTCGCCGCACCGACGCCGCTCACGATCAACGTCACGCTTGCCGCGCTCGATCCAGCGACCGCCGAGATCGAGGCGGATATCCTCGCCTCGCTGCATGATATGTTCCTCGCTGTCGGCGAGGTGGCCGGGACGATCTACCCGTCGCAACTCTATGACGCGATCTCGGCGACGCCTGGCGTCAATCATTTCGTGATCACCGCGCCGG